TGCTTGGCCTTTGACAGTTTGGCACAGTCATGGCGCGTTCCGATTTCTTCGGTCTTCCGGTCGCAACTCTTGAGGAGTTGCGCGACGAATACGTTGCCGCGATTAAAGCCGTGGCGGTCAACGGCGTGAGCTATTCCATCGGCGGAAGGTCACTGTCCCGCGCCAATCTAACCGAGATGCGGAACACGCTGGGCGATGTGCTTATGGCCCTCGACCGCGCTTCCGGTCGCCGCCGCCGCACCGTCTTGGCTGACTTCTCCGGGGTTCGCTCATGAATTTAATCGATCAGACCGTTGCCCTGTTCTCGCCCCGCGCCGCCCTGCGCCGGGAGATTGCCCGCCAGAAGCTAACCGCCTTCAGCCGCTTCGATGCGGCCAAGATTACCCGCGCCCGCCCGCAGGCTCGCCGCAATATGCCCGCCGAGCAGATCGGGGGAACGACCGAGCGCATTCAGCTAATGAATCGCGCCCGCGACTTGGATGACAATTTCTCCACCGTCCGGGCCATCCTTACGCACTTCGTCATTCACACGGCAGGCTCGCTGGCCTACCAAGCCCGCACGGGCGACACGGGCCTCGATCAGCAAGTCGAAGCCTATCTGCGCGAGTGGTTCCGCAACTGCGACATCACCGGACGGCATAGCCTTCAAAACCTCACGCAGTTGATCTTCCGATCTGTGCTGGTCGATGGCGATTGCGGAGTCCTCGTCACTCGGCAAGGCGGCGAGCTAAAGCTCCAGACCGTGACCGCCGACCGGATCGGCAAGGATACTGACCTCGACTCGCTCGATCCTTTTTACTTTGGCGGCATCACCATTGACGGAGTGGGCCGTCCGGTTAGCTATCGCGTCTTTTCCCGCGACAAGTTCGGAATCTACCGCGACCCCGAGGACATCAACGCCGATATGTTCTGCCACGTGGCGAACTTTACCCGCCCGGACGAATACCGGGGCCGCTCGGCCTTGGCCGCGATCCTCGATGACGCGCAAGACGTTTCGGACTTGATCGAATACGAAAAGCTCGCCGCACGTTGGGCAAGCTCACAGGCAGGGGTTATCAAGACCGAATACGGAGCGGATGAGGAAATGGCCTCGGTTCTGCGAGGCGACCGCGACCAATTCGGCAACGACACGAAGCTGACTGCGCTTGAGCCGGGGCGCGTGAACTATCTCAACACAGGCGAGTCGATGGAGATGTTCAAGAGCGGCGACCGCCCCGCCGCAGCGTTCGCCAATTTTGTGCAATACCTTGAGAACCGGATGTGCCGCGCGATGGGAACCTCCGCTCGCGTCATGCTCGACCGCCCGAGCGCAGGGCCGGAAGCGCGCAAAGATTTAAGGCAAGCCGAACGGACGTTTGATTTTTGGCGGGGGCAGATGGAAACGCAAATGCTCAACAAGGTGGTGCGCCTCGCCCTCTTGGATGCCGCCGCCCGAGGCATCTTGCCCTCCAATCCCGAGGTCGTGCGCGGCGAATGGCAATGGCCGGGATCGGTCAGCATCGACGCTGGCCGTGACGCCCGCGCCGACATCGAGCTTTGGCGCATGGGTCTTGCTACCGCTGCGGAGCTTTACGGCGAGGCGGGCCACGATTGGCAGGCCAGTATGAGGCAGCGCGCGAAGGAAGCGGCATACATCCGCGAGTTGTCGGTGGAGATGGATGTGACCCCCGCAGAGATTTCCAGCGGGATCGAGTCCGTTGCGACCGACCCCAACCGCGCCCCGATCGAGACGCCTGTTATTGATGGAGCGCAAACCATCGAAGAGGCAGCATCGTCCGCGCAGAACATCGACGAAACCGCCCTCAACGGCGCGCAAGTGCAAGCCCTCTTGGAGTTGGCGCAGTCCGTGGCGAGCGGGGTCATCCCGATTGAAAGCGCAAAGGGAATTGCCGCTGCCGCCTTCCCGCTGCTCTCGCAGGAAATCGTCAATCGCATTTTCGATAGCATTGAACCCGGAGAGGTCACGCCCGAGCAAATCCGCGAGGCCGCGAGCAATTCTGAATTCTCCGCGATCCGCAACTTTGCCCCCGAGAAATACGCACACATTGATTTCAAGCCGACCGAAGCATTGGCGCAGGAAGCCGCGCTCGGTCTGGAGTGGCGCGCGGAATACAACCGGGGCGGAACCGAAGTCGGAGTCGCCCGCGCCCGCGATCTTTCCAATCGCACAAACCTTTCCCCCGAGACGGTTCGCCGCATGAATAGCTACTTTGCCCGCCACGAAGTCGATAAGCAGGGCGAGGGGTTCAGCCCCGGCGAGGACGGGTTCCCGTCCGCAGGCCGCATTGCGTGGGCCTTGTGGGGCGGTGATGCGGGACAGTCATGGGCCAGAACGCGCGTAGCACAAATGGACGCTGCCGACGAGGATGAGGGTTGATGAAACCAGACATTACATCTTCCGTGCAATTTGTAATGCCTTCACCAGTAGGAGAGGAAACTCGCAACGATTTTCTTGGACGCTGCATGAATGATTCCACAATGCGCGATGAGTATCCGCGCCTCGATCAGCGGATGGCCGTATGTATAGGACAGTGGAAAGTAGCGATGGGCGAAAAAGAGAATTTAGCCAAAATCGGATCGAGAGGTGGAATCGTAGAGTCGCCCAAAGCACCAAAGTCAGACACCCCAAATCCAGACCCACAGGGCGAGGGAACTGCCGAGGGGGACGCCTCCGGCAAGCGCGGGGCCGAGGTCACGGCTGAACAAGAAGCCACCCTGCAAGCGAAAGCTGACGAATTTAACGAGAAGGAAAGCAACACGAAGAATGGCAGGGCCACACTCGGCGCGCTCAAGTCAGTCTTTCAGCGAGGACTCGGAGCGTTCAACACATCGCACTCGCCCCGAGTGCAGTCCGCCGAACAGTGGGCATTTGCCCGCGTGAATGCATTTCTTTATTTGCTCAAGAACGGTCGCCCGGAAAATCCAAACTACACGACCGATTACGATTTGTTGCCCGAGGATCATCCGAAGGCAGCTAAATAACGGAGGCGATTGCTTCTTCTGTTCCTGCGGGAACTGGCAGGGGGGCGTAAAGCCCCCCGCCTCCACCTCTGCTTTGACAGTCCCGGCTTGGAATGACCAAGACCGACCTCGCCATCCTCACAGGCGACATTGACTCCGCTGCGGCCACGATCAAAAACGTCTCTGTTATTACAGTGGGCGAGGCGCGCGGCCACGGGATGCAGATTGACGAGAAGACCCTGCTTCAAGTCAAAGCCGCTGCCGAGACTTACGTTGGCGGGCTGAAGGTCAAGACCGACCACTATTCCGGATTCAACGAGATTGTCGGCGCGCTCAAGAATTTCACCATCGACGGCGATCAACTCCGCGCGGATCTCTTTCTGCTCAAGAACCATGACGCCACGGCTCGCATCATCGAGATGGCCGAACTCATGCCCGACACCTTCGGTCTGTCGATTAGTTTTTCCGGTGAGCACGAAGAAAGCGGCGAGACGGTTTTAGCCCGCTGCTCTGAAATCTATTCCGCCGATTTAGTCGATACTCCCGCCGCGAACCCGACCGGGCTTTTTAGCGCAAAGGTTGACAGCGAGAAAAAGGTCATGGACGAAAAGCAAATCGCTGACGCGATCGCCGCCGCTCTGGCTCCGGTGATTGAAGAAATGGCCGCATTGTCGGCTAAACTCGCCGCTCTTGAAGTGACCGAGGAAAAGGAAATGACCGAGGACAAGCCCGAGGAAATGACCGAAGACAAGGAAATGAAAGAGCACGACATGACCGCAAAGCTGTCTGCCGAACTCTCCGAACTCAAAGCTCTCGTTTCCAACTTTGGCGCGAAGCCCGTTGCTCCCGCCGTTGCGACCGAGATTAAGGCTGACGCGAAAGTCCCGACCAATTTTAACGAAGCCCTCGACATCATCAAAGCCGAAGGCTTGAGCGGCACGGCAGCCACCAAGGCCGTCATCGCCCGCTATCCCGACCTTTACCTCGCTGCCCGTAACAGCGGCATTCGCACTCTCTAACCTACTAAAACACTATGGCCTCACAAGTTGACTCCAACAATCGCAGTTTCGTCGCCAACGCGGCGATCAGCGCGTTCCGCCTCGTCAAACTCCACACCACCGAAAACGAGGTTGTGGCCGCGACGAACGGAGCCGCAATCGGGTTCACGCAAGATGACGCTTCGGCGGCAGCGGTCGTGGGCGTCAAACTTTTCCATCCCACCTTCCTCGCTACCGTTTCCGGTGCTGGTGTTGCCGTTGGAGGAGTTGTTCACGCAGTTGCCGCTGGCACAGTAGCCTCGGCTGGTGGCATCTCTATGGGATACGCGATCAACGCTGGCACAACCAACGACATCATCGAGATCGCTGTTCCTGCGAAACCCTTCATTTAATCGGATACTACTATGGCCTACTCCAACTCCAACGCCCTTCCTCGCGCTGAAATCAGCCAAGCTGTTTTCGAGGCGCAGAGCAACAGCAACGCCCTCCCCCTCATCGGTCTTGAGGTGCTTCCGATCTATTCGGTTGCCGCCCGCTCCGGCGAGTATGTGAAAATCGAACTCGGTGGTGGCGAGAGCTACAACCTCGACGCGCTCAAAACCGCCCCCGGTGCTGACCGCTCACGGGTGACCCGCCGCTTCACGACCGACAGCTATGCGACCACCAGCTTTGAACTCGAGGAGCTTTTGCCCGACGAGACCGCCGCTGACCTTGGCCGCTACTTCGACGTGGAAGTTTCTTCCGCGACCTTCCTTAACAACAGCTTGCTCCTCTCGCATGAGCAGCGTGTTGCCGATCTCGTCTTCGGTTCCGGTGTTAGCGCGATCAGCGCAACCGCCGCCTATACCGCTGGCTCGGTCGATACGCTGGACATCGCCAAGGACGTTGACGATGCAATGACCGAACTGGCGAAGAAGAATGTCGTGGCCGACACGCTCATCCTCTCGCTGAACGTGTTCAACCGCATTCGTCGCACCACCAAGCTGCTCAACAACATCTTCGGACCCGTCAAGAACGTGGCGCAGGCCCGTCCTGCAACCGCCGAGGAAGTTGCTGCCGCCCTCAATGTGTCTCGCGTCCTCATCGGTCGCGCTGCCCGCAACGGTGCGAAGAAGGGTCAGAGCTATTCCGGCAGCTTCATCTGGGGCAACAACAAAGTCGTCCTCGCCAAACTCGGCGCGGGTGAGTTCACCGCTGGCGGATTGGGCCGCACCCTGTTGTGGAACGAAGATAGCCCGACCCCGCTGGTCACCGAGACTTACCGCGACGAAGCCCGCCGCAGCAACGTCATCCGCGCTCGCCACAACACGGCAGAGAAGCTGATCGACACAAGCTGCGCTATCGGCATCGATACCTCCTACGCCTAAGTTTGGTTGGTTCTGTGTTCACGAAACCCCGCCGGGAGGCGGGGTTTCTGCTTTTGACAGTTGCCCTCGGGGCAGATGCTAAATTCTCTTGCGATCTGCATGATCGCGGGCAACGAGGAAAGACTGATTCCCCGCGCCCTCGACGCCGCCTTTTCCGTCACCCCGCACGTTGTCGTAGTCCGCGCTACCGGGGGCCAGACACCCGATCAAACGCTTGAGATTGCCCGCCAGCGCGGTTGCATTGTCGGGGAATACCATAACGGCCCCGCGACCGCCACATGGCCCTTCGTGGACGATTTCGCCGCTGCCCGCAATACTGCCTTCCGCCTCGGGGCCGAGGCCGTAGGGCCGCAGGGCTGGCTTATGTGGATGGATTGCGACGATACCCTGTCAGACGGGGCAGGGGAGGCAATCGCCACCGCCATCAAGGACTGCAAGGAGGAATGGATCTTGGCCGAATACTACCTCCCCGCGCACGGCAAGTCGGTCTGGCGAGAGCGGATCTTCAAAGCAGGGAGCGCGGGGTGGGTCAACGCCGTGCATGAAAAGTGCGTCCCGGTGCTGACCGCCGAGGCCGTGACCGAGCAGCGCGATTCAATCCAAGTGCGCGTCTGCCGCACGTTTCAAGTTATCCACCATCCGGGGGGCGACAAGACCCCGAGCCAAGAGCGAAACATCAACATCCTCCGGTGGAAGGACGAGGAAACGCAGCACATCAAGTTCTATTTGCACTACGAATACTACCTCTTGGGCAAGCGCGAGGAGGCCGTGCGCTACGGCTTGGAGGCTTTGCGCCTCGGCAACCTTTGCGGGGTCTATCGCTACGAGGTCTTGATGAACCTTGCCCTGCTTGCCGAGAAGAACGAGCACGGGCAGGATATGTTGCAGCGAGCAATCAAACTCTCGCCCGACCGCCGCGAAGCACACAGCTTGCTTGCCCTCTTGCAAATGGACGCGGGGCAGATCGAGGAAGCGGTCAAGACCGCCGAACACACGATGACCATCCCGCTGCCCAAGATTACCGAGTGGACCCACCGCCCGGACTGCTACGGATGGAAGGGCTTTGCCACGCTGGCATGGGCAAAGCGATTAGCGGGAGACGAGGCCGAGGCAGCAAACATCGAAGCGAAGATGCTGGAACAGGGCGGCAAGCCTCGCATTTCCCTCTTGCACGCTACTCGGGGCCGCTGGGCGCAGGCCACCGCGATGATGAACACATGGATGAGTCGTGCCGCTGATCCGTTCCGCGTGGAACATATCTTTGCCATCGACGAGGACGATACCGAAAGCCGCGAAAAGCTCGCTCGCTTTCGGCACATCATCGTCCCGGCGGGCGGGTATTCCGTAGCTGCGTGGAATGCCGCCGCCAAGGTCGCTACGGGCGATGTCTTGGTGCAGATGGCCGATGACTTCATGCCGCCCGCCGAGTGGGACAAGGGCATTCTCGACGCCTTGGGAGGCAACGTCTTCGCGCCCTCCGTCCTGCGCGTTAATGACGGACTTCGCAAAGACGGTCTTATCACTATGGCCGTAGTGACCCGCCGCTGGATGGAGCAGGAAGGCACACTCTTTGACCCCGCCTTCCGCAACGTCTATTCCGACAACGATCTGACCGCCCGAGCGCGCAAGGCCGGGGCCATCATCGAAGCTCCGCACCTTCTCTTTGAGCACCAGCACCCGATCGCGGGCAAGGCCGCGACAGATGCGACCTACGAGCGCGGCAACGATCTTGCCGAATACGCTCGCGCCGAGGCGATCTACAAAGCGAAGCACACATGAAGCGCGCACCCGTCCCGAAGCTCTCGGTCCTCATCCCGACCATTACCGAACGGGAATCCGAGGCAAATGCCCTCTACCGCTCGCTGGAGAAGCGCGTTGCGGGCAGGGATGTCGAGATCCTCATGCTGCGGGAAAACCTCTTGTGCGGCATCGGGGAGGCCCGCAACAAGCTCCTGCGCGCAGCGGGCGGGAAGTATATCACCTTCCTCGATGACGATGACGCGCTGCTCGACGGATACTTTACCCTTGTGCTCGCCGCAATCGCGGAGGATGCAGACGTTATCACCTACGACCAGCACGCCGTAGTGGACGGAGCCGAAGGTCGAATCACTTGCTCCCTCGGGGCGCAGCTTCAAGCCTTCCGCCCCGGTGGAGTAGCGACCCGACCGCCGTGGTTCTGGTGCGCGTGGCGGCGGGAGTTGGCTTGCGCCTATGCCGTCCCCCAAGTTCGTCGCAACGAGGATGTCCTTTGGCTGCGGCATCTTTGGGCCGAGGCCGAGACAGAGACGCACATCGACCAAGTGCTGCACCGCTATCAGTTCGACTCGGCCAAGACTACCCTGCAAAAGCCTAACGTATGAGGGGGCATGAGGTGTTCTTTTAACTTTCTGGTTTGCCGCGCCCTGCACGAATCTCGCACCCGTCAGCTTTGGGATACGACTTGCGCTATGGTGAAGCGAGAGCATCCGGACTGCTCGGTGACTCTGCTCGGCGGCTTTGACCCTGTGGACGAGATCCCTGTCGTTCGGGTCTGCGACTCCGACGATTACGATTCTTGCCACGACAAGGTGTGGTCTGTGCTGCAACGCAATACAGGCGATGAGGCCGAGTGGTTCATAATTGCGGACGATGACACATGGTTCAACCTTCCGAATCTGGCATCTATTCTTGCGGTCTTGCCGCAACAAGAAGCGGTGATCTGCGGACACATCGGACCCGCGCCTGTGGGAAACAAGGTCATTCTGCACGCGCATGGCGGCTGCGGGATAATTATCTCTGGTTTGGCCCTGCGAGCATTGCGCTCCGTGTCCATGCCTTGGCCTCGGCACACAATGTTTAGTGACGTTAGCCTTGCGATGCTGGCCGATATAGCCTCGATCCGCTGGTGCAGCATTGTGAATATGCACGGCCCCGGAGCACCTATCGACAAGATTGATTTACGCGACACGGTATCCGTTCACGTAAAGGATCGGGTCAGTTTCAATAGGTTATACGAAGCCTTGACAGTGTAGCCGTAGCATGGCCCTCGACACCGCACGGCTCGCCACCGAACTCGACGCAATGATTGCCGACCTCTCGGCAACCGTGACCTTCGGAACATCGACCTTTAGTGCTGCCGTAACGCAGGGAACGGTTGGCAGCGACATTGCCGAGGGGGGATTTATGCCGAGCCGCGACATCGGGCTGCACGTTAAGTCCACCACGACCACCCGCAGCGTCATTGTCGGGAGCAAACTGACCGTCCTTTCGGCGGGCATCACTAAAACTTACCGCGTCATTTCCATCGAACGCTCGCAAGACGGGCAAGAACTCATCATCTCATGCCAGAGTCCGTCCCGTTAAGTTACCAAGCCATTCAACGCCTCGCTCCGGAGCCGCTGGAGGAGGCCGTAGAAAAGTGCGTGGCTGATGTCTTTGACTTTGCCATCCGCGCCTACGGCCCGGATTTCACAGCAGTTAATGTGACTCGCGCAGACGTAGGCGATGACTTGGTGCTGCCAGCCATTGTCGTGCGAGCCGCCCGCCTGCGGGAGTCAATCCCTACGGGAGACGTTTACGAGATGCAGGTCGCCATCACGATGATGACCTTGATGGATCAAGATGACGATATTTCCCCGGCTACTCCAACCGAGTTCTGTGACAGCCTGTGGGCCGCTTGCGTTGCGCTAATCGAAGACCCGAGCTTGCTCTCTATTTTGCAGGACAGTCGTAGCACAGTGACTTGGCATGGATTGGTTCGTCAGAGTGGCATGGAGTTCACCCGCCAAGAGCGGCACAGCACACGCTCCTATCGCTTCAACGTCCACGTTTCCCGTCTTGTGTAGGGGTTGACAGCACAAAACAGGCATGGCCGCTACCATCGTTTCCAGTTCCGCTTCTACAAGCGTTGTTTTCGGATGCACCGCCGAGACGGGCATCATCATCAATAGTTTTTCCCGCCAAGTCAGCCGCGAAAAAGCGGAGGTGATGGACAATGACGGAGACGTTGTTGCCGTTTCTTACTACAAGCCGACCGCGACGATCAGCATTGAAGGCACTCTGAACGGATCGACCGGAGTCGCCGCCGCTGTTCCGGGTGTCGCGCTGACGATTGCCTCGACAACGAGCGGAGCGGGAATCACCGGAGGCTCCATCCTTGTCGACTCCGTGACGCGCAGCGAGACGAGCGAAGGCTTTGCCACTTTCTCGGTTGAAGCAACGCAGTATCCTTCAATCTAAAATTTCACCGCGCTGCGGGGGTCGCGTAATACCCCTGCCTCAAATTAAAAATGCAGCAAGAAAGTATCGGCAACGAAGAAATCTTCGTTACATCATCCACCCGCCTCGCCACGGCCTTGCTCTGTCTCGGGCATACTTTGCGCCGTCCTCCCTGCACTCGTCAGCTACGGCGTGACGGAGCGCAGATCGTCACCTTCTTGTTCAATCCCAATACCGAAGGAGCGTCAGAGCCGTGTGGAAAAATGGCAGCGCGGTGGGCGAAGATTGAGGAGCAAGACCCCGGCAGCAACAGCGAACAGGCGTTGCGCGATCGTCTCAAATGGCTGCGGGAGTTATCGACCACGGACGATGTCGTGGCCTTTGCCTACGCCAATTCGGCGTGGCGGGACATCGCGCTTTCCATTGTGAAATCAACTCCGCGCATGGTGCAGATCGAAGCGGCGGGGGCGATTGCCTTTATCCGCGAAGATGCCACATCGCAAGATCACCGCAACCTATCTAAATACATATGAACCAATTTGCCACCGACGAAGAAGCGACCGCCGCCGACTTGCCGCCCCGTGAAGAATTGCTGGCTACGGCCACGCTACAATCGGGGCGCAAGCTCGGTTCCCTTACCATCCGGAAGATGACCGCCGAGACTCTTTCCTACCTGTTTCAAGTCGAGAACTTCTTCATTCGTGGACTCAAGGGAGATCGGGTCAGTCCGAACAATGCCAACGCTATCTGGTCAACCGCAGAGTATGTCTATATCCACGCGGGCGATCCGGATGAAGTTGCCGAGTGCATCTGGTATAAGACCGACTTCCGAGCCAACGTCCGGGCAATGCTGCAAGGTCCGCTTAACGATCACAAGATTTTGACCGCAGCCTTGCCGATTATTGAAACAAGCGTTGCCGAATACTTTGCCGCGCAGAGCGAGGTGCAAGAGCAACCGGGACTGACCAAGCTTTCCAAGCCGGGAAAAGCGTCAGCCCGTCATGGCAAGCGGCCTACTTAACGCTGCTTGCAAGTGTGACGGGCTGGACCGCTGACTACATCTTGCGACAGCTTCCAGTTGCCCTCGGCCTACAGATGATCATGTGGCACGATATTAGGGGCGGTCGGCGTATGAGGTGGTCACACGCAATGCAATCGCGCGGTCATGCAAGGGTGGACATCGGCGCAGAGATACAGACCGCTCTCGCAAACGCCCATGAAGATTAGCGCAATGACCAACACCGCCGACCTTTCGGGCAGGCTTGCTGTCTTTTCGCAAATTGTCGGCAAGGAAATTAGTGAAACGATTCGTCAGCACGCTCGATTAGCCTGCATAACACTTGCCAATACAACGCAGCCTTACAGCGGAAAAGATGAAGAAGGTTCATCTATGTCTAAAGAGGGCAAGAGGATAGGTGAGCAGTCTATCTTAAATGACGTCAGCAAGGTTTTTTACACTGCCAATGAGTCAACGCAAGGATACGAAAACTCACTGAAAAAAAAGGTTGATCAAAGCAAGCGCAGCGAAAAAGCCAAAGCATCCTTCAAGTCAAAAATTGAACGCTATTCTCGTAGCGGAAATTCTGCACAGATTGCTTGGCTGGCTGGTTTTTTCAAAACAGAACGCGTGCAGTTGGATGGGATTGATCGCGGCCTTTACAGCGCGGCAAGGACAGGGAGGCGCACGAATGTTCCCAAAAAAACCAAAATGCTCGCCTTGGTTATTGGTGCAGAAGGAGAGCTTGAAAAGTTCAAGCAGGAACGAATGAAGCGAGCGGGCATGGGAAAAGCGGGATGGGCGGTTTGTGCAGAGGCCATCCCGGTTAAGCAGGCTCAATCAGCAACCAGAGGTATTCCCCAATGGGTTACGCGGCATAAGGGCCGCGCGAGAGGAAGTATTGTGGACATGAGCCACGATTTGGGTAACCCGCGCGTAAAAATGACCAATCTGATGCCTTGGGTTAGTGAACTGCTTTCGCCGTCAGCGGCTAAATATGCACTTCATCTTACTCGGGAGAAGTTCGTCAAATACATGAACAGCGCAATCAAGGGAACTCTGCGCGCTCAAGCGAAGTTACAAGCCGCCTAATAAGACAATGGCTGACGTAACAACAACATTTGCTGCAAAGGACGAGTCTTTTGCCAAGACGGTTACCAATCTTCAAGGTCGCTTGACCGATTTTGGTGGAAGCGTAAATGGTTTCAGCAGTCAAGTGTCTGGAATGGCATCCGCTTTCGCAAAGTTCGCAGGTCCGATTGCCGCCTTCGGTCTTGCCTTCTTGGGAGCCAAGTCTGCTGTGCAATCCTTTACGGAAGCTATCAGCATGGGTGGAAGGCTTAACGATCTTTCATCAAGAACTGGTGAAACCGCAGGCAACTTGGCGATTTTGCAAAGAGCTTTTGATAATGCTGGAAGTTCTGCTGAATCTGTTGGACCCGTTCTAAACAAAATACAGAGGGCAATCGTTGAGGCCGATCAAGGGACTCAAAAATTTGTCGATGCGTTTTCGGCATTAGGCGTCTCAATGGACAGCTTCAAGGGAAAGAGTCCTACGGAGCAGCTACAAATCATTGCTGAAGCTTTGAACAAGGTTAAAGACCCCGCTCAAAGGAGCGCGATCGCTATGGAGCTTCTTGGTAAAAGTGGCGGCGAGCTAATTCCCTTGCTCCGGGCGATGGGCGTTGAGCTTGAAACGGCGCGCAATCAACTTGGAAGCTATCCCAAGGCGATTGATTCTGCGGCCAAGGCTTTAGACGACATCGGTGATAATTTCAATGCCATTTCCAAAAAAGGAATGGAGTTTGCGACAGGATTGATGGTCGATCTTGCTCCTGCATTGGCTGAAATCACAGCAAAAATCGCGGAGATTGATGCTGCCGGATTTGGCATGATGATTTCGGAATATGTAATGAAGATGGTGCAGGGTATCGATGGTGCTTTGCGCTTCAGCGATGCGATCGATAACGTCAAGCTTGCTATTGAAGCAATGGCTCAAGGTGAAATGGGCAAGGGACTTGAGCTTATGTTTGTCACAATGAAGATCACTGCTCTCAATGCCATCAATGAGATCGTAAGAAACTTTATTGCAGGACTTCAGACCATCGGAGATTTCATTGGAAAGATGTTTTCGCCGTCTGGAGCATTGATCTTGCTAATCCAAACAGCGTTCACTATTGGCGCAAATTATTTCAAGGAAGCTTTGTTTTCTGCAATGGCAGAGGTTGCATCAAACTTTGGTCCGTGGGGTGAGAAAATTGCCAAGACGATGCTTTATAAAGCGGAGACAGCGTCTTCTCAAATAGAGACATTGACCAAAGGTATTGGCTCGCAGATTGAGTTGGTGGGAGAGCAAGCAGCTGAAGCCGGAGCAGCGATGCCGGATACCTTTGCTGCAAAGAAAGCTGCATTAGATCCTCTGTTTAGTTTAAAGGATGAGTTTGCCCAGCAAAAGACACTACAAGAAGAAATCACCGCGAAGATTGCACAAGCCGCTGGACCCGCTGCTGAAATCGCTGAATCTGCCAAGGCTGTTTCGTTGGCTCTCGGTGGAGTTCCGGAAACCCTGCAGTCATCCGTTGATTTGAGCGGTCAATTATTTACCAATCTCAATAACGCGAGCATCGCTGCAACTGAAGTTGAGCCAGCGTTTAGTCTGGCCGCTGAAGCTACGGGCAAGATGGCCTTGGATTTACAAACTACCAGCGCAGCGGCGGGAACGGCGGGAGACTTCATTGAGGAAGCAAATTATCACACCGCGCAGATGTCTTTGAACGGAAGCAATTTTGCTGCAAACGCGGCTCTCGCTGCAAGCAATATTGGCGCGGCCAAAGTGGACGCACTGATTGTGGCCGATGCGTTTACCGGAATGAGCGAGCGCATGCAGCAAGGAGCAGGATCAGTTGAGGCGAGCTTGGACAAGATGCGCGAGGCGCATCACTTCGGTCAGCAGACCAGTGAGGAAGTCTATAAAAAATTAACAGACGGCGGCATGGGAATAGTCGAGGCGCAACAAGCTGCGTCTGATTATATGAAGGAGCAATCACAGATGAGTGCCGACATGCAAAAGGCAGAATTGCAACAACGACTCGCCCAAGAAAAACTGGATCGAGCGGAAAAACGAGCGCAAGACTTGGAGGCGCGAGGTTTAGATAAGGCCGCGAATGATTTGCGCATGCGAGCGCAAGAAGCGTTTACTAAAAAGATGGAGGAACTTGCGCCTCAATTAGAAAAGGGTGTCGAGACAGCAAAGAAGATGCTGGAGGAATCGGGCAAAGAGACTGGAGAAAAATTGAAAGACGGAGCGAAAGAAGCAGGGAAGACATTAACAGAAGCGGGCAAGGACGTAGCTAAAGCATTGAAAGACGTCATTTCACCGGAAGGAAAAGACAAAGAGAAAAACTTTGCCGAGCAAATCTTCAACTTCTTCAAGAATGAATTCTTCATGGATTTCAAAACTCGCCTCCCACAAAACGCATTGAGCTAATCATCATGCCTTCTCTCGTTCATCGCTCCGCTTTGATGCAGTCACGCAAGGTCGCACTGACTTCGCAGGACTTCGTCGAGCAAAGCAATGGTCTGGTGCAAGTATCTCTCGGCTATACCGCCGCTGCCTCGGATGCAGCCAGCGTCTTGCCGTTGTTCCGGGTAGATAGTCAACCGCCGATTACTCCAAGCATCATCGATGCTAATAGCTTGCAGTCGCAGAAGCTTTACATGACGAACTTCAGCAGTTCACAAGCCAATGGTCTTTTGCAGATCACGGCATCTTATGTCGGAGCGAGCCTAAACGCTCTGCGCAAGCCTCTTATCTTTGACTCGGTGGAGCGGAGGAGCCTTACTATCACGGTTCCCTCATACCGCACCTCTTCGGTATCCTTCAGCCTTACAGGGTTTGCGGATATAGATACGCGCATCATCAGTGACTTCTATCGGATTGATTGTTACTTCCGGACTGAAGAACAACAAGTTGCCGTAGTTGCCAACGAAGTGATTGATTATTCTGCGCCTCCTGTTGTCGCCACTAATGAACGTGTTGGCCTTTTGATGGGTGCAACATTTGCCTCTAAAAATGTTGGAGCTACGTTTGATGCTGATCGCAATAGCGGAGTAGCTTTAGAGAGCGGAAGAACAGCGTTCAATCCGTGGGGAGACAAGAAGCTTCCGGGCTATGAGTTTCGTTCGCTTACTGCTCTGCAAATCTTGGAAGCGTTGGCAACTGCTTCAACATCCCTAACAAGATCCGGAATGAATGTTGTTAACAGCAGCAAACTTGAACACGTTACGCCTACCGTGCGACTGATTTCTAACATCTACGAACTGGAGTTTAATGCCGCAGTGTTGTATGGCAGATATGGCGCAACGATATCATGAAGCCCGAACTTCATCTCTTTGAGCGCGATCTAAAAAATAAGCCTATCGTCGGCAGCACCGATCCGCCCCGCACAATACGCGCCAAAGACCTCGACGATAACAATCGCAAGCTGACCGTCTTGCAGGGAGAGGGCGATCCTCCGGCCTATCGCGTTAAGTATACAAAAGACGGAACGGTGCTGACGGATATTCAGAGTCTTCCCGAAAACGCTATCGCGAAGGAGTTTGATGTCTGCGAGAACGGAACACCAACAAGCTATTGGTTTGTCGTGTGGAACGAGGAGCCGGAGCTTCCCGCCGCCGCAGAATAATTTATGGCGACTGTCAGAAGCTTTGGTCTTTTTCCTTTCTGCATAAGGCCAGCGGGAACATATGTCGGGTCTGTCAGCATGGAGGTATCGCAGAATCTTGCCTTGAGCTTGTGGTGGAGGGTCAAGAAATGGAATGTTGATTCAGCAAGTCTTACAATCACACCGGATGAAGACCCGCCATACGAAGTAACCATGCCGACAGGCGAGATGATTCTTGACCTTCCAGCGGATGGTCTGGCTTCAGAAAAAAATCTGGTTTGCCCATACACGCGACAATTCGGAGTTGGACCGGGAGGACCTGGCTCCGAAGATGTAGGAATTTTCCTGCGTATATTTGCCAGAGCGCAGCGCGGAAGCGGAGATTCAATAAGCATGGACGCGGACGTAAGGGCGGACGGAGGCCCGACTCAATGGTTTATTGGTAACGGCGGAGGAGTTGGAAATGAAATTGGAACCTGCACCTTGACGAGCGAAGCCGGAAGCAAGGAGTTTGCACTCGGAAGCGTTTTTAACGGAACGGCATCGGTTGAAATTAGCGCGATTGAATATTGGCCCTACGATCCCGGTGACGGAGGAGGTCCGATCTACGACAGCGCAACCGGAGCGCAGTTGAGGTCGTTCCCGTAGCAAAGCCCTTTGACACGCCGCAAGCCACAGGATGGCGCGCAGTCTATATCTTGATGTCGAATCGGCCCGTTTCATCAGCGGGTTTAACAGTAGCATTCCGGCCTCGCTGGAGTCGTTTTTCCAAGGCGATAACGCGGCATACGAGTTGTATTTTGTGCAGCGGAATACCGCCGAGAATCCATCGACCCTCTACGAGCCTGTCGACTACTCAGCACGGACGGTCAAGCTGGCAATCGGCGCGGCCCCTCCCTCTACCGCTACGGCCTATGTAGCGCAGAATACTTGGACGAACTTGGGAAGCACAGTCACGGCCACAGTGACCAGAACTGTGACCGGAAGCGCGACTACGAACGAGCAACAGCTTCTTACTCTATCCCCTGCGGCGTGGTCGGGCAGCTTTGCCCTTACGATTCCAGCACGTTCCATCTCGGTGAGCGGTGTTACCGGGGGCCTATTTACGACGAGCGGCAATCACGGGCTGGCGACCTACGAGCCTTTCGTCCTTACCGGATTCAGCACGCCGACAGGATTCAGCAACGGCCAGACTCTATTCGTCGCCACGATCCTTTCCAGCACGACCTTCTTTGCCAACGCCACGCCGACCGCTACGGCAATCACGGCCTACACGGCGACCGGAAGCGGCACGCTCTCCACTGTCCTTGCCTCCACTCCGCTCATTGACGCGAGGGCCTCGGGACCGCAAGTGCGCGAAACGCTGGAAGGTGTCACCAGCATTGGCATCGGCAACGTCTCCGTTGTCGCGGCTCCGGGCAGCACCTACCGCCTCGCCTTCACTGGTGAGAAATCCACTACGGAGCTTGCCCTCGCCACTGTAGCAGGAACCTCGCTCGTTCCGGTCTATGGCAAGTCGGCCACGCTGAACTTCGCCACGAACGAACTCAATGCCGCCATCTCCGGATCGGCCTCGATATCTGCCGTGCTGGAAGTGGAGACAACAGACGGCGCGACGATTGAAACCAGTTGCCAAGTCGCGGTTACGTTGACCAACGACATCATCGCAGCGGGATCGCTCACGCCAGTTACCGCAGGAATTACATCCTTCACCCTGCTCGATCCCACCTCTGCCGCATGGGTCA